ATTGCCTCAGGCACAAGTGGGGGGAAGTGGTTTTAACTGGAAATGAACTGTATTCCGTAGTTGTAGAGTTTAAGGGCACACAAGAAAGTTATACGGCAGATGGAAAAATCCTCAACAGAGACGAAATACCATCTCTGTACCACGGAATACCAAAAGTTATCGCTCCGCCAGAACCTGAGCGGTTGCCACTATTTGATGTTGATGATCAGGTTTTGGTTAGCAATGAAATCGACGGGGATTGGATCTGCAGACACTTTGCAAACCGAAACAATGGCAAAATGCATTGCTGGGCACACGGTAAAACCAGCTTCACCACCTCGATTAGCGTCGAATGGGATTTCTGGAGGCTGCCGGAGGATGACGAAAATCATGACCGGAAGCTAAGCGACTCACTGACACCAGAAGAGCTATGGGCAAAGCTAGATGTTTGCACAACCCGAGAAGATGAACTGGCCCTGCTCACTAAGTGGGTGTGATGCTCCGGTTGGATGAGCAATAATGATCATTTCTTTGATCCAGATCAACAAAAAGGCTTGCAAAAGGTAACTGAGTTAGCTATACTATAGTTAAGAGATCAGAGAAACCCCAACCAACCACCACCGGAGAACGCTATGAAAAAAGAAGCGGTCGTTTACGTCAGGGTCGAAGGACTGCCAGAGAGCAAAATACCAGCCCCTGTTTCAGCCGGCGCAGAGCTAGAAAGCGGCGCGCAGTACAGCACGCGCGAAAGGGATGAAAACACCAAACGCGGCCGGGGAGTCCGCTATTTTCTCAAGAACATCCAGGGATGGATGGACGAGTTCGATAAAAAGTTCCTTCCGATTCAGGAAGTGATAGACAGAGACACGGATGTCGAAGCAACCTTCATTTTCGCGAATGGTCCACGGTGAGCCATGCGAGACAAATATCTCGCGCTTAGTTGATCCAGATCAAAGAAAAGACTTGCAAAAGGTAACTGAGTTAACTGTACTCTATTCAAGAGATCAGGAAACACCACCCACCCAGGAGACACGAGATGAAATACACGATTAAAAAAGAAACAGTGATCCACTTTTCACTATTTGCGTCCAAGCGGACGCCAGTGGTTTTCTTTTCCATCTTTCAAGATGGGAAATGGCTAGAAAACCAGCCCAGCCGCAAGGATGCGGAAGCGTCGATAAAAGAATGGGGAAGGTATGACGCTGGCCAAGCTGAGCTTCGCCAAGCGGCTATGGAGGGCAGAATCTAAATGAAAACAAGCACCAAGCAAGACAAAGCGGTTATCTCTGTGATGCGGCGCATATTGCACGATCCGCGCATTGCTTACCTGATCGGACCGATGAGCCAAACATATGAAGATGTGACCGATGCTTATGCCGACCTGATCAATAAAGATCCAAACGAACTGCGGGCAGAAATTGAGAAAGTTCTCGAAACCGAGGCATGGCCATCTTAGCTTTAATGTGAGTTTAGTTGATCCAGGTCAATAAAAGGGCTTGCAAAAGGTAACTGAGTTAGCTATACTTAAACCGTAGAGAGAGAGCAAGCAACCCCACCAACAGGACGAGACAATGACCATTCTAAACCCAGCAGAAATAGGGAACGTTAAAGAGTTCCTTTTCCATCATGCGCGGGACGGGAAATATGTGGCCACTGGTCACGATTATGACTATTACATGGTGGTAACCAATCTTCTCGCAGTGGCCTTCAAAAGAAGCCAATTTTCTGACTTCGAGACCCCTCTAATAGTCTGCTGGATGACAGCAGACCATGCGAAGGAAGTTAGAGAAATGATCATTGTTGCAGCGAACGACCCTCTTGCCTCTGTTTGAGTTAGCTTACTATAGTCAGAGGTTAGAGCCTTCCTCTAACCGCCCGGAGAAAGAAGATGAAATTACTGATGAACAACATAGAATCTGCAGCAGCCGACCAGCAGCCCATCTACATCCACGGTTATAAAGTAAGCGTTTTTGATGTGAGCGCGGAAACAGCCAAGGACTACAAAGACGCAACAGGGGAAGAAGAATTTGAACCAGACTGCACGCATACCCAGTTTGATATTACTTTTGTTGACGAGGCGGGAATCAGAAGAGGCCTGGTCGAAATAGGGTTTGAAGAAAACACTATCAATGAGCAGCCAGAAGACGAAGATCTTTTGATTGCTGCTGAGCTGGCAGAAGAATGACCGGCACAGGGCTCCAACAGTTCAGGCGAAAGCTTGGACTGTCTCAAGCCGCCCTGGGCAAGAAGCTAAACCTCACCAGGGAGATGATCGGACTTATGGAACGAGGCCATAAGGCCATCAGCACCAGAACCGAACTATCCGTATGGTGCTTGCTGTACGAAGCTGACATGGCAGAGATTGGGGATAGAGCAAACCAGCAACACCAACCCACCACGGAGCAAGCATGAAAACCCACACAAAACCCAACACACTAAAAAAAACAAGGGCAAGTAAACGCGGTTCGGCTATGCAGGCGATCGGGACACTGGAAAAGAATCAGGATACTTTCATCCTAACCTATGGGCAGTTTTCGCTGATCGACGCTCTAATGGCCATTCTTAGACAAACTGGACCGGCACACGTATCAATTAGTACGTGGACGGCAGCACATGCGCATTTAGACAGGGCGATGGAGTTAATGGAGGCTTCGACCTTTTTATCCTTTCGCATGATTGTTGATAGATCATTCAAGACAAGACAACCAAAGTATTATCAACACATGATACATTTATTTGGCGCGGACTCGATAAGAGCCATAAGAACGCACGCAAAGTTTATGATCATCCGAAACGATCACTGGGATATCGTTGTCAGAACGTCGATGAATCTTAATGAAAACCCCAGGCTGGAAAACATCGAAATATCAGAGAACAAGGCTTTTGCAGAATTTTTCCAACTGATTGTTGATGATGTTTTTTCTGAAGTTGGCAGCGAGGTGATGTTGTCCGATATGCCGAAGCTGGAAAATACAAAGGATACAGAACAGTTTAATCTTGTCTCAGGAAACCACATTAATGCTAATGAGTTAAACGAGGTAAAATATACCCATGTGCTCAACGATTGATCTAGTTAAAACCCAAGTGCGCCACAGTACGCCTATAAGCATTATTACGCTTATTGCAGACCAAATTAAACGCGCAGACGACGCGAAAAAACGAATAGAACTGGAGGGCCTTGTCGTGCGAGACATGAAGGGTTCGGTTATTCCGCATCCAGCAATAAAAATCGAGCTAGACGCTATGAAACTAATCTCAGACCTGCTTATGAAACACAAGCCTCGGTAAACGAACCAGGTGCTGATGTACGAGGCCCGCAATAACGCTGTTTTAAGCTGCCCCGCAGTGGGGCATAACTGCGGAGTAACAAAAAAATGACTATCGGTTTAATTATTGGCCTCTGGTTTGCGTGCGGGAGAGAGACATGAAACTAAGTGAGTTTGTTGGAACTGACCATCCGGATAATAAGATTAACGTGTCCGCCGGAACCATGCGCGACATGGTGGAGCGAAAGGACGAAATAGATACGAGCGCATTTCTGTATTGCTATAGACAGACGACGAAACACATCTTGCCGCCCATTGCAGCAGAGCGTGCTCTGGCGAGAGACTGGGGTGGGCACCCAATGGGCGGCATCGGATCGCCAGACTGTAAAGACAAATGGGCGCGCGCCTACCAGGAAGCATCTCTGTTAAGTGATGAGATCTTCGACATTTTGCAGGAGCGGGCATTGTATCGCTAACGCCATGCATAACTGCGGAGTAACAAAAAAATGACTATCGGTTTAATTATTGGCCTCTGGTTTGCGTGCGGAGTGGTTGCCTGGGGGCTAATGTACGGCTACTTCACAAATAAATATAAATACCCCGATCAAGATGAGTGGCGGACTAGCCACATCGTATTCGCCTTTGCTGGTCCTATGGCATTACTGGCCGGGCTTGTTTGCCTGTGGCAGTTTAACGGCCTCAAAAACATATTTAGGTACGGGTTTAAGCTGTAGCAATAGAAGTGGCGGAGAGTTTAATAATGAAATCTTTTGGGGAAAAACTAAAAACCATACGAGAAACATTAGAGATGACGCAGGGAGATGTTGCTGAGTTTTCTGGACTGAAGCCGTCTGCAATCTCTCATTTTGAGACGGGGAGGAGGAAGCCTGGGTTGAAAAACATTGTCCGTTTATGTCGGGCGTTAAATTGTGAGCCTAATGCGCTCATTGATGTATAACGCCGCAAATCAGCGGTGTGGAGCGAGGCACGAGCGGAACGTCAGCTGGTTATGTGATTTTAATTTTAACGGAGAATTACAAAATGAAAACTGTATATGATAATGGCGGCGAATGTCTTGGCAATGAATTTATTGATTTGTCCGACCTTCAAGAATCTACAAAAGACGCAATATTACAGATGGTGTATCTGGATGAAACTTTGGATGTGTTAAATAATCAGGTTAACAATAATGAACGCAAAACGCTAAAAATAGTTGATTCCTGCTTCCATGCTTACGCCTCATCTTCCCGGGCCGAAGCTGCGGACATGGCAAAAGGCTTACTGGACACATAACATTTGAGTTAACGAGTTTATCTCGTTGAACGACTTGTTATATTTTTACCTGAGGATTGATATGAAAGTAATGCTAGAAGAAGGCGTTTGGTTGCTTGGTTGGCCTGCTGTTTGCGACGGAGACCCGCCTCGAACACTGAATGAAACAGATGCTCATAAGTTTGACACAATGGACCAGGCAAAACAGGCACTGGAAGAAGCCAGGGCTTATAGGCCGTTTGAAAATGCAGTGATAACTGAAGACTTTATTTGAAAGTCTTAATCCCCTGAATAGCGGGTCTCGTTTCTGACCGGCTGGAGCTAATTGTTATGCGTGATTTATCAAAATTATTTTGGGCTGATCTTGAGACTGATGAAGAGCGGGAAGCTTTTGTGCGCTCAGGAAGGGCTGTTGAAACAAGGATAATTACACCGGCGGTTGCTGCTGATGTGGCTAACGCTTACCGGGCAAAAAGGGCATTGTATGACGCTGTTGATTTGGCCGGCAGTGGGTGTATGCCGTTAGGTGTACTGGTTGACGACTGGAAAGACATACTTAATGCATAACGGTTTGGCACTATACTATGTATAGGATCTGACATGGAGCCCGACTCCACAGTAGGACCCACCGGGCCATGGAAACGTGGCCCTTTCTTTTTCACCCGATCACCCGTCCGCCGTATTAATGACTGAGGATTTAGATGCCATGACCGACACAGCAAAAAACATCGAACTGGAAGCTGACGCCGAGGCAGGCGGTCGTCTGGAAGCGGCCTTGTTAGCTGCCACCGGGTTTGAACGATGCGCCTTTGGGCGTGATGAACAAGAGGATGCGTGCGAACGCTGCGACACGCAGAATGTACAGCTCTATTTTGGCAACCAAGATTACTGGACACCGGCAGATGGGGATTACTGGTGTCTGAGCTGCCTGCGTGAAGTCAAAGAGGGTAATGACCGTTACGCAGACGAAATGGGGTACAAAGAGGCAGTGTGCAGCTAACGCCCTGCATGCCAGCTATATTTCGCCATCGAGTACTTTAAGCGCCGAATAGCAAGCTTCATCAAAAGGGCCTAGTTGTACCTGTTTCATACCCTTTCTCGACTTGATCAGTTCGCGTAGTTTGTTCCGCACTTTCTTGATAGCTTTCGGGCGTAGTTTCTGCATCTCCACGGAGGTTACCTTCTGAGCTGGCATGGCTGACGTTGGGGATAGGGTTATCAGCTAACTCCCCACTTGGCCTTAAGATAGTCGGTTATAGTGGTCCTGTCGCCTGATGATATGATGTTGTCATAGATGATTACTTCAGCTATGTCGCCATCGAATGTAAATGTTGTTGGCGAACCACCTGTTGCAAAAAGTTTTAGATTATATGATGCCTCACTAGAAACAGGAATATGCGCGTTAGACTCAACAGTATTAACAGATACTCCGTCTTTGTAAAACTCGCAATCATCCCCAGACCGGTCATACTCATACTCCACTTGCACTATTTGTGCCGTTGAGGACGGGTATGTATCGTTGCCAGCTTTTGCCGATATGGTCCCCTGCCCAGCCACGCCACGCGTTACTTGGTAAACCATATTGTCATTGCGCGAAGAACCACTCCTATCGTCAACGAAAAGACATGTGCCTACATTTGAGGGGGTTCCGATATTGTTGCCCAATAAATACTGATGCGAATCTGGGTTAGCAGATGCGGTTTTGAATACAATAATAATTGTTTTCTGCGTCGTATCATGCAAAAACACCCAGTTGGCTTTAGTATAATTCCCTAGACTGGCATCGACACCATTCCCTCTAACAATGGCCAGCGAATTTAGAATACCCGTTTTATACGCCGGTCTATACGCCAATGTTGACTGAGTATAATCATAGCCGTTACCCGATTTATCAGCCCAGCACCCAACTGGATCATCATCACTTGTAACTGGGGTGGTTTTTGCAGAATCTTGATACAAGCTATTGATATCTGCCCCGTCCAGCCACAGTACCAACCCATCAACCTGTAGTGGAACGCCCACTGCATAATTAAAGGCCCACTCTGCATCCTGCCATGACACATACCCGTCTCGCTCGGAACGCACAATAAGAGTGTGCTCAGCATTAAAAAGTGAAGTTAAGTCAACTGTTTGACTAGTGATTGATATGCCGCTATGATCAATCTGCACCACGTCACCGTCATCAATTACTTGCACTCGGTAAGTTGTCCCTGCCTCTGGGCCAATGTCTCCCTCTGTGTGGTCGTATAATACGCCATCGGTTTGCTGCACCCTATCCCTGTGCGCCCAAGTCACGTCAATAGATGCCGCCGAAACGTCTCCAGTTGGATAATAGGCTGCGTCTATCTGCAATTTGCCAGGTGGATAAGGCCGAATCGCCCGCCCATCAAGTATAATCGTGTCCTCATAGGCTTGTGTCTCAAGCAGTGTCCCCCCCCCTGTAGTCGGGCGTATTTTGACGTCCACCTCATCGCTATCAATATATTCAGTCGAGTCTGCTCCATGATATGCATCCCACCCGAATATTTCAGCATCAACCGCATGAAGGGCTGGCACTGTATCAAGTGCGCCCCTGCCCACCTCAATCTCTTCTGCACTGGTATCTATTGTATCAATGCGGACTATTTCGTCACCCAACTGCATGTGCTCACCAACAGCAATAAGATCAATATCAACACCGTTTTTGTACTCCAGCGTTGTTTCTGTCTCATCAACTGCGGTGGCCAACTCCGCATAAAAACAAAAATCCAACAAACCTACGTCCTCATATCCGGCACCTGAATCTATGGATAGAGTAGCTTTAATAGCTGCCCCTGGGCGTGCAGCTGCCGCTACAACGTAGCCCAAATCTGCCTCGTCAGCCAAAAAATCAGTTGCATCCCGACTGCCTATCCGTTGGATTAACTCATAATATGGCGCTTCGAGCACCAGCCTATTCTCTGGCGCAACTGGCGGCTGATTAGGGTCAACCCATGCCGGATCTGAGTCGCCCTGCTCCGTGGGAGCCGTATTTGTGTACCCAAAAACATCCTCTGCTAAATCCAGTTTCACCCGGTTGTTTCTGCCATCACCGAAAGAAATTTTGGTGACTCTCATTACCAAGTTTACTATTTCGAGATCCGGCCAGTCTATGATAACCGCATCCCCTAAGTTCAAATCAGCGGCCAGCCTGGTTGCTTCTAGGGTGCAGATCAGCAATGGTGCCGATAAAACGCGCAAATCTCGCAGCGCAACCTTGGCGGCGGTCGTTTTATTCGTGAACCCAGGGTACTGGGTTGTCGTGTTGATTTCATTGCCTTGCATGATGACAAGAGCTTGATCTGTAACTGTTACCGATGCTGTATTACCTGTGCAGGTGTCCCAGTACTGCACAGTAACGCTGTTAACCATTTCACCAAGAGACGGGCGTTTTGCAGACGCCACTTTTATAATGTCATCCTCCCCCAATGTTGTTAAAGCCCCTACGGAATAATCATCCCGTATCAGCTTGAGTACGAATTTCCCCGTTGCTTTTGATGTGTATAGCGCTGCATTTACGTGCTTCAGAATTTCCTTAACAAAATCCTCGATTTTAGTCTGCTTGGTCCATAACAAAGACATCCCCATAGACTCGCTATAAAGCGTATCAGCCGCCGCCTCGAAGGAAGCACTATCAATATCTGCTGATGGGTAGCCCATGCCCCATTCGGTATCTGTTAAGCACTCTCTGATAATATGCGCAGGGTTCATATCCAGACCCGCCGGGTAACCCGTAAATAAAGCAAACTTTAGCGAGTTTGTTAACGCGGCTGGGTCAGTCCCCACAAGCACAGGCACTCCGTCTGAATCGGTGTTATCTAAATACGCTGTGTATGCGGTGCTTACAAGGTCAATATTAAACCCATAAGCGTAAAGGTTAGCTGTGCTAAATAAAGTGCTTTGTGCTGATTCACACATTATTATCTTTTCGGATTCTGTTAGTCCATCACCCACCCAAGGCACCCCGTCTGTGACAAAAAGGAAATACCGCGCTGTCGCAGAGGCTAACCCAGCGAAGAATGAATTAACTTCAGTAACAGCTTCTTCAAAATCCGTTTGACCCGTCGTAACATACGCACTGACAACCGCTTTCAGTGCCGTGATGGCCGCAGAATCAACATCCCTAACAATGTCAGTCGAATGCGTTGTAGACCAACCAACCAAACAAATATCGACGCTCTCTACCCACCCAAGCATATCGTCTATGTAGTCAAGAAACCCGTTGATAGCCACTTTTGCATTATCTAACCGCGTCGTGCTGCCGGACACAACAGTATCCATTGAAGCCGACAAGTCTAAGGCAATATAAACAGCTAACGCCGGTACGACATTTGGGCATATATCGGGGTTGGCTATCGCTGCCTTTGCATCATACCATTGCTCTGCGCTGCCTGTTGTTGTATGTATGCGCTGTAGTCGAAATTCCCACGGCTTCATGTATGGATTCAAGCCAATATTTACCTGCTTCAGAATAGCGCTGACAACGCCGCGAAAAGCAGGCACGTCAACATCTAGCACAGATTCCAGGTAGGTATTGGGCGTTTGTGCTGGCCCACCAAAATCAAAGTCAACAGCGCCTTCTATGCCGCCCTCCCTGCTTTCCCCACCGAACAACTCAGGCGCGTTTATTGTTATCTCACCCCCATCATGATCACCCATCCAAGCTATTTTTTTATCAACTTTGATGCCGGTGATTGCGTCTACAGGGCCATGACATAAAACCATATGCATCCCCACATAGTACCAATACCCGACAGTCACGTCATCGCTTTTACCGCCCACGCGCCACCTCCACCACCCGCAAAGCCATTGCGTCACCTGTCGCTAATACTTGCTTAACGGGCAATCCAGGCGCACGCAGCGCACGCAGGTCAAGACCATGCCTCTCGCAAAATAAACGCGCTCCTCTTGCGCACATTTTAGCCCGCCTAACATGGCGCATTGTGATCAACAATGTATCGCTCACTTTTTCCCTCCGCTCTTTTTATGTGGGCGTGTTTTTATGTCCCCAAAGTAGACTACGTTGGGACCGGTAACGTCTTTAGTGCCAAATAAAACAGGTATCTCCACCCCGTCTTCAGCTGTCGGTGCTTTTATCTCGCCAACGGCTGGAGTTGGCGCTGCTTGTGCCTTTGACATCGCGACATAAGAGATAATAAAACTGATTAATATCGCCCAAAACATAACTTACACCAGTGATCGTGAGCCGAAAGGGTTCACCCCTGGAATCCAGGGAAAACCGCCGAAATTATCAAGATTGTCGAATACAGTCAAACATGTTGTGTAATTGTGTTTACACCCTGGGTAAATAATAACTGTTTGCGGCCCTCCATCAACATCATCACTCAAAGATTGTATAGCTCGTATCAGCAACAAATCCTCGCCCTCGTGATCACTAATATATCGTGTAATCCCATCATATAGCAGCATACCTCCAATGAGCACACCATCCTCCATCGATGATGCTGCCGGCACCGTAACCTCAGAGCCCTCGGTTGCGGTACATGTCTCAGGCGAATCCCAATTATCTTTATCCAGGCCGCACGCGGATCCATATAATGCATGGCGGCACGTTTTCTGATATCTCGCGCGCAATCCTAACCTGCTCAGAGAGGTAAAAACAGGCTCGCAATTGACGGTAATCATAGCCCCCGCGCCTTGCACACCCAATACTCGCCCTTTCCAGTACGTAATAAACTCGTTAGCGCCATCACTTAGATGTCCGCGGAAGATAGTTACAGAAGTGATTAATTCTGGCGATGCCTGCAAAAACTGTTCTGCAAAAACTTGGCCACGATTAAAGTTGATCTTTAAATCGTCTTTCGTCAGATCTCCGGACTGTGTGACTTCGCCTATCTTTATTGGCGTGGGCGACCATGTCTCGGAAGCATGTGTAACACTGGCAGCAGCACTGGTATAGCGCCACTCTGTTGCTCCCTGGGCAAATAAAAACAGCAGGACTGGATCGCCGCCTTGTGCTGATAAGTCATGAGCTGAATATGTCATAGGGTCGATGTCTCAATAACTGGCACTGATACAGCCGATTGGTTTGCAGCGCGGTGGCGTATTTCGACACGATCAGCATTGAGCCGACTGAAATTGATAAAACAGCAGTGGTCAATGTCAACCAGAGCCAGAGTAACCCCAACCGATACACTCAATGTTAAAGTTTCACTCCCTGGCGTTATCGTGTTATCAGCGCTTGTAATATGCAAATATACCCTGGCTCCTGCCGATGTTGTTATCATTGCATCACGGACACCAACCCCCTGCTCATCATAACCAATATCATCTATAACGATTGTAGTATCGCTAGAATTGATAGCCGTGGTGATATTAAGGTCGTTGTTCCATGTAGGCACATAAAACCCTTTCCACTTTCCTCGTCTTGCATGCAACCACTCACGCACATCCCACAGAGCCGACTTATCCAGCGACAACCACGTCATGGAGCCGGATCTGATCTGATAGTTACGAGCATCACCAAACCAAATGCCCCCGGTTTCCCCGTCAAAGTCTTCTACTTCTTGCGTCGCCGTTTCTGTCTGTGATCCAGATATAAGTGCATTACAGTCTAACAGCACATCAGCAGCGACAACTGGTGTGGATGGATCTGCGGCTACAGAAGCAATGCTCTCGGTTTCAGTAGTGAGAAACCGCGCCTGTGCTCTGCTGTCTACAGACGCCCGCCTGGATACTTTGAACCGCCCCTGGAGACGGCAGGTTTTGACAGGCATAACGATAGCTGGTGAGTATGTAGCGGCGAGCCCGCCCGTCCAGGTGACCCCGGACCCGGTCACGGTATCAAGGGTGACAACCTCATAACTGTCATCTGCCGCCCAGATAATAGCCTGGCCCTCGACTATATAATGCGCGTAGTCGGTATCAAAGGCCAGTGAGGTTGCCGCCTCTGCAGCGCTTGCAATGTGGGTTAATTCGCTCCACAGTGGCAGATACAGATCAATGCCTGCTCTCGCTAGTATCTTGGCTCGGCTCAATTGCTGCGCATCCATCACATAATCATAATCATAGAAATGGCGTGGCGCTTCCCGTAGCGATATCCGCTGCTCTGCCCCTTTTGCGCGCAGTACATTTGTTTTCCACTCCAGGACCTCTGTATGGGTACGCTGGGGGATAAAGGGCCAAACGTACATTAACCTATCGCCAGGCGTTGGATAGTTGATTGATTACGAGTAACCCAGTTCATTACCACCTGCTCACCGGCATCTGATCCCATATACTCTTCCGCAGATTCTGGGGTGACATTGATGATCCTCAAATTGTTCTGTTGTGCCTCCTGTCGATTTTGCAGCCCCTCAATTGCCGTCATTAACTTTTCTATCATCTTTGCTGTATCCCCGCGCCCAGTCACTTTTGCTGGGCCTGATACCAGCTCTGGGCCGTATTCGCCTACCAGCCCATACTTACCAGCCGGGATAGTTCCGCCTTTATCGTGAGCGCCCGAGTAATTGGTGCCCATAATGGTCGACACTAGCCCAGCAGTAGCGGATACTACAGACGCCATAGCTTTCAGATTTGCCGGGTAGGGCAGCGATTTAGATGCTTTCGCGATAGCCGTCTGTATGCTGATAATAGATTCAGCAATGGCAAATGCTTTGGATGCTGCAAACATCGCACGATATATCCCGCTTTGCTCTCCAGCAGTGTCTTTTGCGATACTAGTGAGCCCCTGAGCAATCTTTTTTCCAGAGGATAGAATTATATCGATTCGCGCTGCTTCCAAATCAGCCAGTGCCTCTTTCCGGTCTCTCGTCAACTGTAATTCTAACTCAGTGCGTTCCTCTTCGGTCAACTGGGCGTTCGTCAAGATCAACTCTTTGCGTCGTTCAAAAAAGGCATTGATTGCCTCTAATTCTTCCTCAAACGTGTCTGGTTCAGCAGGGTCATATCCGAGTATTGACACTGCATACTGCTCGTTCAGCCGCTGCATCAATTCCTGCCGCTTAGCAGACCCTTCCTCGGTATTCGTTAATATAATCTGCTGCCGGCGCGCATAACTTTGCTCAATGGCCTCCTCTTCAGTTCGTAGCGACATGACCAGCGCTTCAAATTCGCGCTGTCTGCGCGCTGCTTCCCGCTCCTCCGCTTTACGCGCTCTGCGTTCTGCTACTGATTCTTTAGCTGGCCCGCCGCCAGTACCGGACACTGCGCCTAAACCAAACTGAGCAAGTCGGTCGGTGGTACCCTTGTCTTTTTCTGCATTAATCAGCCGCTGCAATTCAAGCTGTTTGGCCAACTTCGCGTTTTCGTCTTTCGTTAAATCAATCGCCTCTTCGCGACCATCAAGAGCAGCATTTATCCCGTCCATCCTGGCCGAATCAAAACCCGCGATCTCTCTGTCCTGGCTAACTCGCCGCGCATGGTGGGCTGCTTCTGCTTCTGCTGTGACACGCGCGACCGCACTAGCAAAGTCGGCATCTTCACCAATTGTAAATGCCTTTCCGATCTCTTCGGCAATGGCTGAAGCATATGCCCCTAAAGCGTCAAACTCTATTTCGAACGCCCTAACAAAACTCTTTGCTGCGGACCCGGCACTATCTACGAGATAAGCAAATTCCGTAGCAAATATCTGGATGACTGCCCTAAATGTCTCCGGTAAACTATTAAGACCTTCAGCTATACGGTCTGTGGCTTCATTTCCTGATACTTTCCAGTTTTCTGTTGCTACAGCAAATTCCGCTGAAATCAGATTAAAAGCATTGATTGCATCATCTTTAACAAATGACCATCTGCGACCTAGCTGGGTAATATTTGCGGTTAATTCGCCAGATGATATGTATTCATTTAGATCTTCCAGCGAAGCAATAGCAAGCCTAACCGAATCCTCTATGAGGCCTCCTATACCCTCATCGCTGATATTAAGAAATAGCGTATTCCACTCGTCCCCCAGGTTTGATAGCGCGCCGCCAAGTGTTTCCATTTGGTCTGACATAGCGCCGCCAAACTGATTTTCCCCAAGCCCCATCATGTACTCTTCAATGGCCGCCGCGTTATTTTTAACTACGGTGGTTACATTTTGAAAAGTATAAGCAATGGTGTCTCCCTGCTTCTTCGCTCCAATCGAGAATTCTTTTAACCGTTCGTTATTTCCCTGTATTCCATCTGCTACAGCCTCGATAAAATCCAAAAGGCTCTTGTTAGGAGTTGCGCTTGCTATGTTGCCGTATGCGTACAGCGCTCGTTCTGATGGCTCAAGCCCTAAATTTACCAACCGAATGAAAGCCAGGGTCACTTGCTCGATATCATACGGAGTGTTTTTCGCAAAATCCTGCAGCGCTTCAAACGCTATTACTGCGTTTTCTACTGATCCTGTGGCTGTTTTTAGTGCGGCATGGAGTGAGCCAAACGTTCTCGTTACGTCAACCAGTTTGCGCAGTGCTGCCGTTGCGGTAGCGGTCAAGGCGATAGAGCCAGCAAGCCGCTTAAACGACCTAGAAAGCCCGTCAGTGGCTCTCTCTGTCCGTCCGCCGGTCTTGGCCAGCCTGTTCAGTCGCTTGTCAGCTGTAGCAGCTTCAAGCGAATGGATGCGGATCTCAAGTTTTGCGATATCTATCATTTTTGGCTCTCTACCCAGTACACCCTATCAAGCGTTTTCATCAGATCCACTTCCCAGGGCAACGCCCTTGTCCCTCTTAGTTCCGCCCAGTTTGCGACCTCGGTAAATGTCAGTTGATCACCGGTCCTAACCTCCAGATACCAATCCCAGACATACCGCAGCTCTTCTGGGAATTCCGGCTGATCTAGCTCTTTTGGTTTTTCGCCCAGCGTTTTCCATACCTGATTAAGATGATCCCTTAAGCTGGTTTTGCTTCCTTTCGGCGGCTTTTCGAGCCTGGCTTCTGATGCGGACCATCTACAGAGGGTGTCGGTTCGCCGCTGAAAAAAAAGGCGCGCCTGGCTGCATATCGGTTAACCATGTCTGCGATTTGCGGAGCCTCCTCCAAAAACCGAACCACCGCAGACTGAGTACATTTTTTCTCAAACGACCACCCGGCTATGAGCGCCGCAATAACTCGTAGTTCTGTCTCTGCAATCGCCGCGGCGCGCTTATCATCATCATCGATCTGCGCAACTTCAACGGCAGTTCGCTTCGCCTTTGTTTCGGCTGTTCGAAATGCATCGGAATCCATACCGCGGATCTGTATCCAGTGTATAGAAGCAGACCCATCAGGATGAACCAAATCAACACGCTTGCCTTCATTTGCGATGTCCCGAGTAAAAAACTCTTCCATATCAGACATTAGACTGGGTTCCTTTCAATCACATAGTTCGTGTCGGCCGTGCTATCCCGCAAAGCTTGAAATGGCATCGCTTGCGTTATCGGTCCTTCACCTGCGACATCCGCTTGACCACCGGTGTATACGAGACGCGGCACGATATGTTTTTGACTGTTGCCCGCGCTGTCCAACAAATCCAGCTCAATGGATGATTCCGTCTCATTGGCGAATTTTTCCAGCAACGTGGAATTGCTGAATTTGGCGGTAACAGTTCCGGTAAGATTTGAGCGCCCAACAGAAACATCGCTCATATTTGAGCTGCCAATGCAGAAGAAAGGAGCTAACCCGTTACTCAAACTCAATGACAGCTCAGTAATGCATGCGGTAGATGCTCCACCCTCTTCAATTGTGCCCGTGAATGAATCCATCGGCTCAGTAGTGGTCGCTGCTGGATATGTTGGCGTTCCAAGCCCGGTAAGATCTTCAGCATATTCGACCGTCTTACCAAAAACAGAAAACTCCCCGGTGACCATCGCGTTGGCAGCAACGGCAAGATTCAGGGAGTCAATCTCACAGCCACGGTAAATATGATACGGCTTATCGCCGCTTTCCTGATCCGCGTGAAACCGGATAATGGTAAAGCTTTGGCGGGTAGCTTCCGCTTTTATTTGGTCAATGCCGGCTGATGGTGTATCGGTAGCCCATCCACTAGACATTAAAGCAGCAACAAGCAAGATGTCAAATGTGGTATAGGAGTCTTCGAAGGACACTGACCCTTCAATGCGATTTGACCCGAGCCGGAAATCCTCAATCTGTCTATCTGATCTGATCTCCTCCGATTGCAGCGCGTCTTTTTGAGCCCCTAATGTGGTGCCAGTGATGCGCAGCGTGGATAGTGCCGGGTCAGTTGGCGTTGTACCACTTGTAACCTCAGCAACGTAAAATAATGATACTTGTGAGCCGTCTGACATAACTTAGCCTCTCGATGTGCGTGCGTAATAATAAATGTCTAAATTAACCCTGTAATAACCGCCGACTACACGCCCTGGACCAAGGCTCGTCCTCGTGACATGGACATATTGACCATTACTCAGTAACGGTCGGCCTGCTGGAAATGCCGCAGCCAATGCGTCAGCTTTTGCATAAAGCGCCCCAGTCCCTTTATTGACTGGGTAATTGAAATCCACCTGCATAAACCCAGGATGATCGTCCTCTCCGGATGCCCCGATAGTTACCGGTGAGGATGACGCTCTAATATTGTGTAACTGGACCCACAGACCATCCGGCTTATCCTCGTCGGCCAGCGGCGCGTTTGGGTAGCCACAGGGCGTTGTTGAGTCAAACGTGCGATATGCGGCAATCAGCGCTTTTTCTATGTCTGTATAATTATCTGCCACGTGCTTCCTCAATAGCTGATGCTGAAACTATTTTACTCCATCGCGCGGTATTGACTCTTACCATGCCCTGGGGAACCCGCCAGGAGTACCCGTCGAACTCTATTCGTGATGCATAGTCCAGATTATTGGTTAGGAATGTATCCTTTTCTGCTTCAGTTGAGCCCAGCACTGTTTCTATATTCCCCACTGTTACTTGCTGCGTTTGAGATGCATTACCTTTTTTAGTTATTTCATTGCTGCCCGTCCCTATTGACGCAAACCAGTTGTTTCTCAACACCCCTTTAGCGACTGGAGTGCTTATTACGATGCTTGAAAACAGATCAAACGCAGCCATTCGCTTTACTTTCACATGCCGGTCCATGGCTTTTTTGCCAAACTTTTTGAGGCTCCTTTCAAATGGGTTCATTACCGTGACACGTCCAGCATGTATGCTATCGTTATATCCGCAGGCTTTATTTTCTCTATCGCACTCAGAGGGTATCGATTCCCATCCACAAGCACCTCTTCTAGTTCGTTTGGTGCTGAAGATGCCTTCAGTATCAATGTTTTTGTTGCTGTCCAGTCTGCTGGCGCAGCGAAAACTATTGGCTGACCAGTTACTACTCCATCGACCGACCTGCTTGTTTCCTCCCCTGTTGATAACAAATCAGGGTCATAATCACCAGGCGTATAAACCGTATACGCAGTACCAAGCTCGTCTATCAGATCATTAACATCTGACAGTAAATCATTATAAAGTTGATCAGAATCAGCCATGGCCGCCAAACCTACCCGTAAATGCAATAACCCCCGCAATTACAGTGCCTGATATGCCCGCCGCCCATGCCATTACTCTGCGCACAAACCGCCACGTATCGAGCTCCTTCTCGGCTTTTTCAAGACGGATGAATACTCGCGACATGTCCCGCCGATGCTCATCAACATGCTCTTCCAGTCGAATCATTCTGTCCATTAACCGAACCATTTGCTTCATATGGTCCTCAAGATGAGTCAGGCTTGTTTCTATTCGTGCCAATCTCTCGCGCATTTCATCCTGTTCCTGGTCTGTGGCTTCATTTGTCACTTTCATGTCGCCCCTTTATTGCGTCCAGATACTCCAAGGGGTTTGCGTAGCCATTGGCGGTCTTTACCTCAAAATGCACATGGTCGGTAATGCCAGGGTAGATATTCTGCAGTGTTTGCGATACTCCCAACACATCACCCTGTTTAATTGGTTGTCCCATTACTACCCGCGGATCAACATAAAAATACCGCGCCATGCGTCCCTGCCTATCCGTCACTTCGACGTAACGTAAATCGCCTTTTTTGTCATCACTGGGCGCATACGGATAACCGAGCTTGGAAACATGCCCGACAGTCAAACTGATGATTTCTGACCCTGGATAACAGGCAAAATCCACACCCTTATGCTTGCGGAAACCCCGCGGAGCCATATAGTCTCCTCGTCCCCACTTGTCTGTACCACGCTCGGGTGCGTTGATTGTCATGGTTTTCACAATACCCACATCCTGTTTTCTACAACCACTTTTTTGTCGTATCGCATGCTGGTGTATGTGAGCTTGTACGGCAGTTTAAAGAGTCTCTTCATATTGACCTTATGACAACCTCTCCACCACCAATTGCCCGTCAGTTACTGTCAAGCTCGTCCCTCCATCAGTGGACCATTGATATAGCGATAGAGTATCGTCTACTTCGCATGTAACTTGTCCTGTGATTACCGCAACACCAACATCGCCGCCAGCTCCCATTTTACGTTTTAGCTGAAAACCGGTGTTTGTAGTGTTTTTATATATGGCTACAATAAAGGTTTTATTTGCTGTCCCACTAAATGATATGCCGAAGTTAATACCGTAATCGCCTGCTTTTGTAATAACAAATTGACTGTTTTCAGCATCCGCTGTCATCCCAGTCGCATCCCCTCCAGCCGGAGGACCGACCATTTTCCGGGGAGTGCCATCCACCGTTGGCTCAGCAGTAGAGTTGTCCTGCACATACATATACCCTCTATGCCGCCATGTCCCTATATACTCTGTCGTCATATCTCTACCTACCCTGTTAAATAGGCACCTGTCTCGGTTACCAGAAAGACATTTGCGTTTTCTGTCGTCAAATACAGATTTGCTGCATCCCGTTTTCTTTTGCGTGCATAATAAAGCGCCGCCGCCATCTTGTCGGGATGGCGTCCCCAATCTGGCTTGAATGGCAACACGGTCAATTTCTGATCACTCCTAATCCCGGAGTTAGATATTGTTTGACCAATCTGTCCGCGAGTACATCGGCAGCACATGCCGACTGTAGCGCTGACTCAGCCCCTGCAAAGTACTCTATATCAGATTCTATTGAGCCGGCTTTAACCCTTTTGCGCTTAACTACGCCAGCGTCAGCCGCGCTTGATGTTGATGTGCTGCACAAGTCGTCATCTGCGGCTAGTTGAGCATAACGGCAGACAGCTTTTTTCAAATCATCCGGTACGCCTTCAATGATTTGGCCATAGCGGTTATATAACGCAGTGCGCGGGAATTCTAGCGCCTGGTCGGTCTCTAATGGATAGCCCTTTATGCGCGGCCCATTGATAACGTCCACATACTCTGTGGCTACCATTAGCGCTGCCTGTTTTGCCGCTTCATCACCTGCCCATGACGCTCCTAGATAATCCTCAGAATATTCCACCGTCACGTAGGACGTGGCAGTGTCCAGTCCTGTGTCATCCTCGACAACAAAAGCCACTACATCGCCTCAGCCAGCAGTTTCGCTATTTCCTGTTTTTTCGCAAAACCTTCTTTTCTGATTTTGAGCTGTGACCGTTGAAAAGCCCGAACAGCATACGCGAGACCTTCGGGCTTGGCTTGTGCTTCCACTACTTTGTCCCGTTCAGACTCCGCCGATCTCAGCACTTTTTCCGCTACCACAACCCCGGAGGCAGCCTCATCAACTTTCTTTTGAGCCGCCTTTAACTTCGCTGGTTTATCCATCTCAATCATCACCCAGCACAATGAAGGCTAGATCAATGGTGCCTGATATGGCAAAAGTGCCATCTTCTGTGTCAGTGATTACATTATCATCGATCAACAGATTGAGATTAATCTCCATTGCTCCAGCGGTATTGTCGATGATTACCTGCTCTGTAGCAGTTGACACACCCCTGGTTAATGGCGCGTCTTTGTCATCAGATGCGGAAGCCAAGGCGGTCGAAGGAATAATGTTGTCATCCTCAGCGTCCCCCAGGTCTACATCAGCATTTGGTGCTGTGCCTACACCATAGTCGCCGTCCCAGTCGTCAATAATGTGCGCATCCGCGCCCCCGGCCACCGCCGCATAAGCAACCGCTCCGAGCAGAAGAATATTACCCTCAGGTAGTCCGCCTATTACAATGGATCCAGCGTCAACCGTATCGGCCACGCCAGTAACATCGATTGATTCAGAGAAAGTGTGTTTTACTTTTACGATGTTTCTTAGTGCTGGGTCGCCGGATTTCAGCGACCGTGGTAAACCTTTGGTCATGATGGGCTCCTGGTAACAGGGAGGCGCTGGGCCTCCCTTGTCAGTTGTTTTATGCGTGCTCGGTAGTGATGAGACGAGCTATTTTGATTTGTTTGCGCTCACCATATACGCGCTCCCAACTACCAGCGGCTGCCAGGTTGTTAGAAGTTGCGGCATTGGATGGCCCGCCATTGGCTGCGGTACCTGCATATTTGCAACCTACCGGATGGATAGCCCACTCGTGACGGTTAGAAAGCACCTCTGAACCACCACCATTTCCGGACAGTGAATGTCTTGCTACTTCAGTCGGCACTTTTGGAGACCCCGCGCCTAACTGCACAGCACCCACCCCAAACACCCATGTTTCATATGTGCCGGAAGAATGGGGTACGGCGTCAGCCTCAACTACCAGAAGACCTTGATATGTTGGGATTTTCATATTCCCTTCGCTGTCGGGAATAAAGTCGATCAGATCGTTTTTTCTCATCTTTGCCTTGACAATGCTGTGCACCATGAGCAGGGAAAGGGCATCGCCAGAATCGCCCATGGTAACAACGGCATCAATAAACGCCTCTGTTGAAAAGTCGGTTGTGCCTGCGGAATAGGTACCACTGATATCGTTTGTCATGTCGCCTTGGACATGCTCAGATCCCGATGGCGCAGCTGCGTTATCGGCAAACATGCCTGTAACTGTGGCGACAAAAGCGGCCTGCAGCCTACGAGCCCAATACGTGCCGACACGATTAGCAATGGCATTCATGGGATCTGGCCCAGCGAGATCTCCCGCCAAATCCGCGCTCGACCAGTGCTGATTCCGGGATAGACGCACGGCTACTTCTTGCCCTGTGCCTATTTTCATCGGGTTCGCGTCATCAGACCCACCGGTGATTGCGTCTGCAGCTACATCAGTGCTGATGTTGTCAGCATCGTTATCCAGATCCTTGAATGAAGGAATGTTGAAGGTGAGACCGCCGCCAGCCAGAAGGGCGTCAAGCAATGGATTGCGCGCCAGAGCGCCGGACTGAATAAGCCGGCTCTTTTCTTCGGTGATTTGTTGGATATAGGAGGTAAATATTTCTGGTGTGACGATATCACTAACCAGAGTGATTGGGCCTGAAGCCATTACGGTGCTCCGTGATTAAGGCTGATAATAAGCCGCTAATCCCATGACCGCGTGGCGAGTTAGGAGCGCTCAACCATGTGAGCGCTATGTTTAAGTATATGCCTATTGTTTAATTTGTCAAATCACACTATTTTGGTGGATGAATCGATCCCACTTGAGACCCTGCTGATTTTGCCAATTGACTCGCTTTATCAGGGTTTTCCCGATAAACAGCTGATTGTGCCGTCATGTTCCATCTTTCTTTCGACCACGGATTATCCACTCCACCGCCAAATTGCCCGCCTGTGGCTCCGGCTCCTTGTGACTGCGGCCACCAGTGCGTTTTTGTGCTCTTTGACTCGATTAACCAAACGTCAGGGGCTATCCCTGGAGTAATGCCGACAGAATCCCTAGCCACTACCTGGCCGGATTCGTTAACATCGAACAGTAGTTTGCCGATAATCATAATATCGTCAACAGCGGTGGGGGTTACGTTTGCTTTTGTTGCTGCAGCTCGAAGGCTATCAGTAATAACCCTATCTGTGTTTTTCTTCTCATCTATCTCTATGCGGGTTTTGTATTCATCAATTTCCGCGTTTTTCAGGCTCAGCTCCCGCTCCAGCGGCCCTGTATGCTGCTTTAGCCGGATATTGACCATATCCTCGATCTTGCTTGTATCTATTCCACCAGCCGCAGCTTCCAGCTCTTCGATGCGATCAAGTTTGGTGAATATCTCGTCCGCATTGAGCCCGTTGAACTTTGCCAGTTTCTCACGAGCCCCCTTGTGGTCATTTCGCTCCTTTCGGAGGGATTCAAAAACTCTGTCGAACTCATCCTGGGGCTTAAGCCCTTCCATTTCCTTTGTGATAATAGCTGTCGCATCAGCGCCATCAGCTTTTAATGCGGAAACAATCTCTTCAATAGTCATTTTTGCCTCTTTGTGGTTAACCTATGCCTTTCTTTTTCAATTCGTCTAGCGTCAACATGTCGCCGCTCCTTGCAGTAAACCTATCCAGCGATACGCCGCCTTTGCGGAAGATCTTTGCGCGCGATGGCCCCAACACATCATCCTGGAAGTCTTTCGTTTGTCTCTTTAGCCATGTGTTATAGCTCGTTGTTGCTGGTACTGTGCCTACATATTTCGGCATTTCTGCCCGAGCGAAACGCAAATATCTTTTTTCATGTTCCATTGGCAGGTCTGCAACTCTGGTTATTTTTCCCAGGTTATTTTGTTCAGCATAGTCCGTAACCAGTTGCTTTTCGGTTGCTGAATTATATGGTCGATCTCCGAGGTTTTTGGCATTTATCACCGGCACGCGTAGCGACCTACAACGAAAATGCAGAGGAGGTATTGGACCATCGCCTCGCTTGAATGTTTTGCCATCATTGCCCATGCATACCATGGTTGTCCTGGAATCCAAAGTAGCCACAAAAAGCTCTGTTTTAATGATGTCCTGATTTGCCTGATATAGCGCTTGCTTGGCCTCCTGCTGTATTCCGTTGGTCAAGGTCAGCAAAACACTCTCTATGTCTCGATACGCTTTTGTCCCTATCTTTTTTTCTCCCACAATATCAGCAGCTATCTGAGTAGGTGTTTGCCCTTGAACAATGCCGATCTTTGCTCGAGTCAAGATCCTCTGCACGTCGTCCATCTTATTTTTCTCCAGCCACTTTTTGAGTGTTCGTCCTTCAAACGGTTGGCTGTTTACTATTCCTACCAGTTGTGCTACCGGAGGCAACGACAAGTTAAGTATTACTGGCACTGCTCCTTCTATCACTGCAGCACCAGCCGCCGCCTCATTAACTGCAAAAGCCCTCATCTCGTCAATAATGTTTTGTGATACCTGGCCCCATGCCGGATCTCGCAAACTATGTAGCGCCTTTTCAAATTCAGTCTGCCACTTACGGCCTTTTACGCCGGTTAATATCCGGTTTTCTCCAGCCTTGCCAATATACGCCAGAATGATTTCTTCCAGCCTCGCATCTGTGATATGCAGAAATGGAACCACCTCGTTACGCAAGCCACCAGCATACCGCAAGATGTATATTTGATGCCTGATGTAAGCGTCAAGGATCTGTTCGTTTGTCGTCACGCGGATGGCGCTTCCATCTCAATTTTAGCTATTTCTGCTTCATAAGCATCCTGAGTTAAACCCTGTTCTTGCATCCAGGTATGGATAGACTCTTCAGATATTGGCGCGCCCAATCCTTTTGCCTGCATAATCTGGACTAGTGTTTGCCCATTAAGCTCATCGTCGGTAAAGTCAAGATTAGGCTGTATCGACACATCATCTGGATTAGCCCCGTGCCATTCGGCCAGTGTTTTCAACACCTTTTCGAGCCCTGCTGCCCCGGCTTGAGCTACTGCGGGCAATGTGGCCGATTGTGCAGCAACCCGGATTCGTAGCGCATCGCCCGATTCTTTGGCCCGACTGGTTGAGTCTGACAGTTGTCCGGATTTCTGCATCGCTCGCTGATAGTCGTTCTCCAGCGCCATGCGCTGCTCGGGCAGTCCATTTGATGACACCCCGGCGTATTTAACATCTCCGCCCTGTGGAACATCTATCCTGGCCCCGGCACCGGTTCTAACCACCTCATCATCTCCCGGCATGGCCCCGATACGAACCAGCGTGTCCTGCCCCTGCATAAATAGATTTTGCCGGTAATCTGCCTCCCCTCGATAAATTGCCATGCAGTGATTAGCTAAGCCGTCCAACGGCGGATAATCAGGGGTTGGCGACAAATCTTTAGAGTTAACAAACGAAAATGGTATTGACTCTAATTTTTCCCCCATCATGTTGGGCTCATCCCATTCAAGCCCGGCCAGGTTGTTTATTTCATCGTCCACTGTGACGGTTTTGTATTGCCCATCAGCATCAAGATTGCCCTCATCGTCTACCAACGCGAGAACACGGTACCGGTTTTTTAACTGCCACTCCATTGATGCATCCATCACATATCCCGACTCATCCAGGACCACCAATCTGACATCAACATCATCTTGGTCAATGGCCGTATCATCCCAATTCAGTATCGATATTTCGTTATAGGTAACAATCACCGGTCTTGTTGTTGATCCATCAATACGAATATCACCGAGTAGTCCGACCCGCCCTGTAATCAACTGCCTGGCATTGATGCGCCTAAGCAACATATCCAGGGACTCTCCCAGAAGAGTTGCGTTTTCGCGCATTGGCTCCAGTACTGCAGGCAGATCGATGATTGCCTCCTCCCTGTGCATTATCCCGATAGCCGCTTCAACGGCTTCTTTGTAGGTATCAGGATAAACGGCACGCAACTTATACGCATCATAGGCTTTCTGCCCGTCTGTCAGCACGCCTATGCCCTGGCCATCCGCCACCTGGCCAGATGTTGCTGGCAAGTAATCTGTTCCTTTGCTTTTTACAACCGCTTCACCAGCATAACTATCATTTCCTAGATGCCAGTACCATAATTTGGCCGTATATTCTGGATGCGCTGCTGCATTTGCCATTAATAATGTCCTGTTGTTGTGCCTGTTTTAAACTGTTGCCCATTTGTTGGGTATTTGTAGTAAATATAATACCCCACTGCTGTCGTTACATGCTGATAATCCGAGTCTTCTTCAAGAAATGACGAGCCTTTTTTGAGCTGCACAGTGGCTAGCCCCCTGTGGGAATGGGGGGCTAATATCGGGTTAACGAAGAGCGACACTTCACCTGCTGCATTCTTAATCTTGGCCCTGACTGCGTTCTGTCTGTCCTTTATTGCAGGGGCAGCGGGCGTCACTCTCCGCTGATACGTCCATCCGTTATCCCCTAACACCCGTTCCATTTCCGTGTAATCCGAAGCATGCCCGTGCTTTTCACCAGCACGCCCAGCGGGATCTCCATAAATTATCACTTTTCTGTTCTTGTGGTTTTTGTATTTCTCACAGAATTCAAGCGCTGATTGCCTGGCAACGGCTGAAGTTAAAATTATCTCGTCAAGGATATATATTCCCGTTCCGCGCTCAACAGCAATGCATGACGACATTGGCGTATAATTGAAGTCGTGACACCAGTTTAACTGCTCGTGTGGCTGTATTGTCTCACCGGTAATATTTCGCTTGTTACTGTAATCTTCGTAGATCCGCCCGTACGCGCCCTCAAAACTGGCCTCGAACTCTTGACGAAATTGTTTGGCCGACATTTGGCGCTTAGCTGACTCGATGACATCTGACGGCAGTATGTCGGCGCTTTTCCAGTGAAACAGCGCCCAATCTGGATCTTCCCTGGTTTCTGCGTATTGCGCCATGTCATAATATTGACCCAACCCTTCCGGCACGCCGATCAACCAACACCAGGCTCGATAGTCTGGACGTGAAGGTAGCACTGTATTAAGCGCCGGAAGTATATTTGTCTCCCATGCACCATCTTTGATGTTTGCAATCTCGTCGATCACGCCGCCGGTCCATGGAATGCCTTCGAATCGCTCAGGACGATCCAGCCCTATGAGATGTGTTTCTGTCCCGTTTGGCATATATATAATCAGATCAGACTCGCTTGGCCGCCGAGGGTGAATAGACGAATACGATAACAGCTTCACATCATCCCAAAATATCTTCTTCACCTGGTCCCGTGTTGGTGCGGCCAAGAAATACATCTCTTCTGGATTAGCAATTGCCTGGCCAATTACAAACCGCTTTGCATGCTCTGTTTTTCCCGACCTCCTTCCGGCTGGTACAACGGGGAACCGAATGCCATTCTTAACGGCTGCCACAAGCGCGTCCTGCACTGGATGCGGTTTCAGCTTATACCATCTCGCCTCAGTCCGATCTATGAGTCTATTAATATTCACAAGGGCAAATCAGCCCCTCGTTGCTTTAGTGCTTCAGCGATAATCTGTGCTGCGGCTGTGGTATCTTTTTTGTCTGCTAATAATCCATGCAATTTTGCTATCAATGTAAGGGCGGCCACCATGGCGGAAGGCTTGCCCATCTCTTTTGCAAACACGATTGCTTCTTTTGCATCTGCCGTTAGACTCCCCACAGTCACATTGTGTTTCTTTCTGTGCTCTGCCTGCAATTCTTCTATTCTTGAGGTCACCTTGAGGTTCTCCAAGAGAGCAAATGCCATACGATTAATAGACTTCGGCTTCATCTTGGCAACACTGTAAGCTCTTC